GGCGATGACGCCGTACTCCCACGCTGGACCAGGGCTCGGCGAACTTTGTATTATACAAAGTTGGAAGAGCTTTCCGTGAAAGTTTCATGGAAAAAGTGCTTCTACCATCCGTCGAGGGGTATCATTGCTGAAATCCCTCTTCAGAACGGTTTCGAAGTTCCTTTCTGGCCTACGTCAGTTTTGGTGGCACCTCCTGGAGGAAGTAAGGGTCACGTAACGTGGGTTTCACAACCCACCGCCTTTGGCGGTGACCCGTCACGCCCAACCAGGAGGATACCCAAGTTCTTTTGGAAGTTATCCCCGTATTATTATACGTGGATGCTTGCACAACGACTTGGGTTGCCTTTGGGCGCACCCGAAGCTTATGGCGGAATTGGCTTAGCCATTTCCCCCAAGAGGGCTTCTTTGCGCCACGCACAGTGGCTGTCCTACCTTTCACAACGTCCTAAAGAGGAGTTGATCATTGGTTTAGGACTTGCCCCACTCGGCGCGTCTGGCCAGTCTTTACTAGACAAGTCAGCCGCCGATTGGGTCAAGAAGGTCCTTTCCGCAGATTCGCAATGGCGATCTGAGGGATTGGAACTCCTGTCCAACTGTGCGTTAACCGACTCAGCGGAACGCCGTATATCTCTCAAAGAGGGATATAGACAATCCGTGAGCCGTGTACGTTCCGTGGAGTTCTATTTTAGAGCTCCCCCCGGATCTTTGGACCCGTCCGCCCCCTCTGTGAGGATGGCGAGCCAGAGATTCGGACGAAAAGTGGGTTCGACGTTCATGCTTGGATCAAACATGAAGTACGAATCCACTATTCGGGACGTGGAAAGGAAAATACAAATTTTCTTTTCTACTTCGGGAGGGTTCCTTCCCGACCCATGGGCAAAGCCCTCGAGCGTCTATGGACTAGAACGTTCGACTGAAGTCAAGGTGCGTTGGAAAGCACCTTGGATCCAGGGGTTGGGTTAAGGAACCATAACGAGCTAAGTAACTCGTTAAACTACCAGAGGAT